CAGCAGAGAAGATTGAGAAAATTAAACGCGAGACGATGAAGGTTGGTGAATTCGTCGAATCGCTCTGGAAACCCAAGAGCCTGACATTTTCCGCAGAGGTTGAAAAGCCAGCGGGGCCGGTTGTCAGCACGGAAAACGACAAGGCGCAGCGCGATATGCACGCGCGCGAAATGCGTGATTTGATGCGCCTGAACGAAATGATGCTGGCAATGCAGGAATCGCAGCTTTCAGGCGAAGCGCGTCTTGAGGCGGAGGCTTATCGCCAATGGCAAAAGAGGATGGATCAAATTGATTCACTCGAAGGCAATTACCAAGCTAAGATTGACGCCAGACTTTTGGCAGAGCAGGAATATGAAGCCAAGCTCACGCAAATCAAAGCCGATGCGGAAGAGCAGCGGCGAATGCTGACGGAAGATTTGCAGGTTGCCGCGCTTGATTCTCAATACGCAACGCAGGCCGCGCACTCGCAACGTGTGCTAGAGGAAGACAACAGGCGGATCGAACAGTCCAATTTTAACGAAGACGAGAAAAATCGACTGCGCGGATTGGCGCAGGTCAAATTCGACAACGACATGCAAAAGGCCCGCATCTCAATTGCGAGCCAAACGGCGGGAAACCTTGCGAACATCGCGCTGGCATTCGGAAAAAAGGGCGCGGCGGCTTACAAAGTGATGGCGAGCGCACAAGCGTTGATTGACACCTATTCAGCAGCGCAAGCGAGTTATAAGTGGGGCGCATCGTGGGGCGGGCCGTTTGGCGGTGCCGCAATGGCGGCGATTGCTGTTGTGGCCGGACTTGCGAACGTTGCCAAGATCAACGCGGTCGGCGGTCAAGCGCACGCGGGCTTGGACTTTGTGCCGAGCGAATCCACGTTTTTGCTTCAACGCGGCGAGCGGGTAATCCAGCCAGCGGCTAACGAGGATTTGACGAACTTCCTGAAATCGCAGGACGGGCGAACGACAAGCCAGCCGAGCGTGATTCAACTCGTCTTGGACGGCGACATTATCGGCAGGGTGCTAGGCCGGTTGTCCGATGACGGGCGGTTGACGATTAACGAGCGGGCGATTGTGACGGCGTGAAACTAGACCGAGAACACTTTGAAAGACAGACGGCCAATCCAGCCGTCGCGCATTTCTTTGGCGGGGCGAAAAACGCAACCTTCGCGGGCAACTGCCGGGTTGACGCTGCTTTTCTGGCTGGCTATTTTTTCAAGTGCGGAATAGCTAAAGAGCTTGACGCGGGCGGTTTCAGGAACGGTTTGAAGTCCGGCACGGGCGGCAAGTTTTCGCGTTTCATTCCAGCCGAAAAAACCTCCGTCTGTGGGCTTGGTATTGAAGGCGAACCATTGCAGCGAGTCGAGGTCGAGAAGGTTTTCGCGGATGCCGGGGCCAGCAAGCTCGCCTTGGAAAATGATGTTGTCGAGGCTGGTAGCGCGAAGGCGGGCTTCAAATTCCATCGCCTTGGCCGCAACCGCAAACACGCTGGCTTCGTCGTCAATCACGCGCTCCCGTGCGGTCAAGATAAACTTGCCGTTGGCGAGTCCAAACGAGCAGGAAAAACCGTCAATCTTTTCAGTGGCGACAACCTCAAGCCCGCGATGGCGGGACAGGACGCTTTCACAATTGCGAAGCTCAATCTCGCCCGTTCGCGGGATGTATTTGGGAAGCGCAACTTTCACGGTGTAAGTAACGCAATTTGTGCGTCGAATTGCAAGCAAAATGTTTGAGATAATACAAAACGCGGCTGGCCTTGGCAAGTGGGCGACAGGGATTGTGAAAGACCAAATCCCATTCGCGCTTTCGCGCACGGTCAACACCGTTGGCTGGATGATTCAACGCGACACGATTGATCGGTTGCTCCCGTCGAAATTCACGCTGCGGACGGATTGGTGGAAGCCGGGGCGCAAAACCGGCGTCAATCTTTTCAAGTCAAACAAGAGCCAATGGCCGGACATTGCGGCGAAGGTGAACACGATCGCACCGTTTATGGAGCAGCAGGAATCGGGCGGCGTTCGCACGGCTCGCGCTCCATACGAATACCTTGGCATCCCAACAAAGAACGCACAGCCGGACAGGCGCAAAGTCATTCCGGCGTCAAATCGGCTTCTTTATTTGATGGGCATGGCGACGCATCGCAAGAAATTGAAGGGCGGCAATTCCAAGCGCAACCGCGTGATTGAAATTGAAGGGAGCGTTTGGGCAACCATGCGAAACGGAAAGCCCGCCGTCTATATCCGTGCCGGAAAAGACAGGTTGCCAATTCGAGCGATGTATTACGGCGTCAAGAGCAAAACCATCAAACCGCGCTTTGGTTTCTATAAGAACGGCGAGCGCATCATCAACGAAAACTTTGAGCGCGTGTTCAATGCTGAATTCCTGAACGCTCTCGCAACTGCAAAATGAGAATTTCATACACAAACCTTTCAGACGACTCGACCGTCTCGGTTTCCTCCGATTGCGCAGACTCGTCTTTTCCTGCCTCGAATGTTCAAAACGAATCGCTGCAAATAGTCTCAAAAATTAACGAGGCAATTGCCGGAAATGGCTCCAGTGAATTAAAGTTCTCATTCACTTCAGCCGTCGCGCTTACGTGCGCCCTGTTTTATTCGCAAGACTTGGCCGACGCCGGGGTATTGGTTCGGCTTTATGGAAACACTTCAGACAGCGGGTGGGAAGGGGAGGGTGCAACTGCGGTGCTGGTTTCTTCCGTAACCAGTGCTTCAACGTCTCCAATAACCGCGCTGGTATTCAATTCCACATCTTATCGTTATTGGCGAATCACGTTCGCAATGACAACAGATGCTGTTTTTGATTTCAACCGGGCATTCCTTGGAACATACACGAGCACCATTGATGAGCCAGACTTTGACGGATATGAGGAAACCATTCAGGACAACAGCGTAAAGCAGAAGTCTCGCGGCGGGCAGACGTTTGTTGACCAGCGAGATTCATACTTGGATTTTAGCGTGAAGTTTTCCAACCTAAACAATACTGATTCAGCCGCGCTGAAAACCTATGCCGACACCGTGGGGGAGCACACAAGCCATTTTGTTCAAGTGCAGACATCGTCTCCGCTTAACGACTGGCGATACGTGAAGCTGAAAAAAGCCCTTGGCCGCAAGGTTAGCGGCTGGAACGCGAGCAGCTTCATGTGGGACGTGAAAGCTCTCGAATACGAAACGCAATTGTGAGCGTCGCAACTGCCATTCTAAAGCCCAGCGTCCGCAACGTCTTCCTTGCCGAAGTCACGGCCGGCTTTCTAGCGTCCGGCTGGATTGACCAAGGCGGCGGATATACGAACACCTATAAAGTCGCGTGCGCCCACAACGTCACGGCGGTTTATGAGAACGGCACGGCGTTGACCAATCGGGCTAGCGTTTCACTCGTCAACTCGAATGCTGGAAGCTGGATTCTGACGGGCGGATATTTGAGCGTCCGAAGTTCAAGCTCGGCACCGTTCGCGTTCACCTACGTCGGGCAGGTCAATTACTATTTCGCCAGTCACTATCGCGTCAACGGCAGCACGCCTTACGACCCGCGCCTGAAATCCATTCCAGCCGTCTCACTTCGCATTGAAGAAAAGTTTTCCGGCGTCGGACAGGTCGGCGGCGGTGACTTGGTGCTGATAAATTCAGACGGCTATTTTGACGACTTGGATTCGCTCAAATGGAATTGGGGCCGCGCTGTCATCAAATACGGCGTTGACACATTCGGCGGCGGGGCGTGGCAGGAAATGGCCGTTTCGGATTTCCAAACCGTCGGCACATGGGCGATTGACGACACGACGCAGGACGACGCGGATTTCAAGCTGAAGCTAAAAGAGCAGAAAGATCGCGGGCGCAAAAAAATTCCCGTCGAAACACTCAACCGTGACGACTATCCAACGCTCCCGAACGACACGCTTGGCAAGGTAATTCCACGGGCCTATGGAGTGATCAAGGGAGCGAAACCGCTGTTGACTGATAGCGGCACGAAAACTTTCAAGCTAGCAGGCCATGCGGTTTTCTCCATCGACCGTGTGCGCGTCAAGATCAACGACGTGTGGACAAGCTCTGATTTCGCAACCATCGACACGGCG